CCTACAGCATTAAGCCAATAATACTTCTTGGATTTCGGGTCTTTGGATTTTACGTAGCAGGAAGTTGCCATGATGTTATCAGAATCGAAATAGTAGTCATTGCCCTTATAAGACAGCCAGGAACTCTTTAGGGCATAGCAGTCAGCACCGAAATAATACCAATGATTTTTATACTGATACCAGTTGTCATGGACGGCAATGCCAGCACCATCAAAGAAACACCAACCAGTACCATCATTGTACCAATCATTCTTTACACACTCACCAGTATCGCCAAGATAGAATTTCCATCCGGTATCTTCCTTAACCCAACCTGATTTCTTGACAGTAGGAGAGGAGATTGCTTTCTTAAAATATTCCCATGTATACTTACCTGAGTTGTATACAAATGGATTTGGGCAGATCTTACCAGTCACATCATAATGTCTGATCACATGATCAGGGGCAATATGATATTTCTCCATAAGAACTTTGGTCAATTCAATAGCAGCCATGACTGTCTTATCTTCAAAGTACCAATCTCTTGATGTATCTGCCAGACTACCATGATTTCTTACACATAGCTCAATGCCAATACTATTTGCATTCCTACATTCTGGATGTACATATTTCTTAGCACCACAATGCCATGCAATGTTTTTATCTTCAACAGACTGCCAGATGGAACCATCAAAATCTACATAATAATGGGCGCTGGCAGACCTATTTCCACCAGCGTACCACTGACAATTTGCTTTTGCTCCTCCTAACGCTCCAACATAATGAATGACGATGTACTTTATTCGAGATACATCGCCATTTGTATGATTATATGGAGTAAGGAGCTTATTTACTGTATTTAAAATATTACTCATTTAAATGATCCTTTCTTTATACACCTTTAAGTCCAACTGTAATATCAATAGCAGGTTTACTATAAACAGAGAATCTAACACGATCATTAGCTGTTGTGCCGGTTCCTGAACAAATAATACCAAAAGCTTTATTATAAGCTTTCTGTGTATCAGGAGTTGCACCTGCAGCTAACATACTTACCATTACCGGATTATCATCTTCTGTAATTCCGTCTACTTTTACTGCCTGAGTATACGGTGCAGTTGTACCTGTCCAACCTGCCGCAGTAAGAGTTACGGATTTAATAGAATTTTGTCTATCTACATATCCTTTTGTGGCAACATCACTGTCAGAAGATGGTTCTTTTACCCCTGTAACAGTTGCTTTACCATTAAATACAATGTTTCCCGTTACAGGGGTGTCTTCCCAAGTACCATAAACAGGAATAAGCCCTTGTAATTCCTCAACTAAGTCATTTGACCAATTTTCCAAAGTGCTATCTATATAGTTTTTATTGACTGCATCACCGTCTTGAACAGGCGTTCCCACGCCACGTATAATCCAGTCACTTGATGAACCACCTAAATAAATCATTTGTTTATTCTTTTGAGGATAAAATGTAACATCTAAAGCTCCTGATGTTTCGGCATCTCCAGTTTCTAAATTAGTAGTAAAACTACTAGGAGTAAGTTCGGTTGTGCGTGTACCACTAGAACTTGAAGTTATAAGTCGCGAACCCGAAGGAGTATACCCCGCAAGATACGTGTTGCCATTATCTGTACTACTTTGAATAATCGCACCAGTCATTGGATTATCTTTCGTAGTACCTTCCATTGGCACAAACCCACTGATCGTAGCCGTTCCAGTCTTATTATCACCCTTAGTATAGGTAATAGTCTTACCGCTTGTACTCAATCCCTTAATATACGTGGTATTAATCTGCTGACCTGCAGAGTCCTGAGTTGCCTTAGTAGCAGTAGAAGCATTACCAGATAATGCACCTGTGAATGTGGTAGCATAGACATTTTTCCATTTCTTTGCGGAAGAACCGAGATTTTGAACATTATCCACCCAAGGATAAATGTCTCTATTGTAATTCCAGTCATATGGAGACTCGTACTCAATACCTCTACCTTGATCCCCCTTTCTTTTGGTAAGACCCTTAATACAAGTTAAATTCACAATACCAGTTGTGACATTTGTAGTCTTAGTGAAAGTAAATCTTAAATATTTATTACCATAAAATGGGACCCCTTTAATAAAATGTGGGTTGGAATGACTTTCTACTGTCGCATTTGCTACAGTTGTCCATGTTTTCTTATCATCCGCAGATGTTTCAATCAAAATATTGAAATTACTAAATGGATCAGTGTAAGCAACACCAAACTCATACCATAAAATACTAGACCATGAAAAATCATTAGAATATAAAACAAAACGTCTGGCTTTAATATCGGCACTTAAAATAGTTGTAGCTATGCATTCCTTTTCCACAAACAGATTTTTTAAATCAGTTGTATTTGTGGTCCATGTTGTGCCATCTGTACTTGTCTGACTATCCTGAATAGTATGGCTATTTAAGAAAGCAAAGTGATCATGCCATAAGTCTCTTGCAAATGGAGAAGAGGCAATAGCATTTTCATCTGGGACTACTGAAGAAGTATTGGAAGTTTCCGCTTTAAGAGTGTTAAGAGATTTAGATATGATATCAGCTTTGTCCGCTAAAGCTGTATTAATTACCTTATTTTGGACAGGATTTGTAGATGTGCTGCTAAGAGCCGAATCAATGACAACTTTTGTTGCTCCTACGGCGATACCATCAAGCTTTGATTTATCCGTAGATGACATTAAACCATTCGCAGAAGTAGTAGCTGTTCCGTAAGTTGTATCCTGAGTTGTGAAGGTAGAAGTAGTATTGTCACCTTTAGTTACTGTAATAGTTTTGCCATTTGCAGAAATGCCTTTGATATAAGTAGTATTGATCTGCTGGTTTGCACTGTCTTTTGTTGCGGAAGTCGCAGAACCGGAAGTATTAGCATATTTGACTGTACCTACGTCTACACCAGTTATAGTGCTTGTATACGCTTGATTATGTAAAGCTGTACCTGCGTCAGCTAGGGAGACATAAACCTCGTAAGAAGTTTTTTTGTCTGTAGTGGTGGTGTTATTTGTTTCAGAAGAATTGATAAATGTCCATGTTCTACCAATATTTCCTCTTGAACCTGATCCTAAATTTCTAATTGTGGTAGACCAATAAGTTCCTACAGTTTTGAAAAATGCATCTGCATAAGTAGAACCGTCTTTTGTATACAAACCAATCTGAACAGAATCAGCAGCGAGGCCACAACGAACTAACCAGTCAACACTTGCTGAAGATAAAGTATTTGATTGATTGTTTGTTCGTAAAACAATACGACAAATACCCCATCCACCGCCATTAAAATCTTGTGTAATTAAAAGATTGGTTACACGATCCTGATAACTGTCGGTTAAAGTATCTAATTTTGCAAACCTATGATACGGATAATTGTTTGCATTAGCAACAGCTATAATTGCATTGTAAGCCCTCAACTGAGTGGATACATTTCCTGAACCATCAAAGTTGAAGTTCATGATATAATCATCGTTGGCAGAAATATTTCTAGCGGTTGATAATTTGGCGGCGCTATTTGCAACTCCGCCTGCGGATGAACTTCCAGCATAATTATGTGTATGTCCCACATCAGACTTGTTATCTAATAGGCTGTACACATAATCTACTAAATTTGTGCCATCATAATAGTAAACAGGATGTTGAGATGTAAGACAAAGCTGATAAGCCGTGCTATATGTATTACCAAGATAAATATAATATTTACCCTTCGTAAAGGTCTGAGTAATACAAGTGGATGTTACCTGAAAATATCTATCAGAAGAAAGAGTACATTCAAGATAGATTGGTGCATTTGCAGTAAACTGAGTTGTTGTGCAGTTGGTAGAATATCTTAAGTCTGCAACACATTTGATCTGCCATACATTATAAGTTGAAGGAACTAAATTTCCATTAGTTGCATCATTATTCGCACCATAATAATAGATCGTTGCTGGTAATCTGAATTTTGCAGAAGTATTAATAGTCTTAGAAGTGCCTGTACTACTAGAAGTAACAAAAGACTGCCATTTTCCTGTACTATCTAATGCAACAAGTGTGTATCTCCAGATGCCATTTGTACCAGCGTAAATACGACCATTACCAAAAGAAATATCAGTGGTATTAGTTGAATCGAAAGAAGATACGTTCCACCAACCAGAATAAGTTGTACCGCTGATAACGGCAGCAGTTCTGTAAACAAGTCGAATAACATATCCTGTGCTGTAGTGAGTTGTTAATCTAGTGGTGCCCCTATAATACATATTCTTTGCACCTGTAGTCGTTCCATCATCCAAAGTAAGATTTAATGTATCACCCGCACTTGTACCTGTGAATGGCACCCAATAATCAATTAACAGTCCATCATAAAGAGCGGAAACGCCTGATAACTTACCTGTCCATGCATTGGTAGTAGTAGTATGCGTTCCAACTACGAAAAGTGCTCCTTTATCTTTGGCGGCTTTAGTATCTAATGCAGCCTGGACAATCTTGTTCTGTACAGGATTTGTTGAACTACTAGACATAGCAGAATCAACCGTAATCTTGTTAGCCCCTTCCGTAATTCCATCCAGTTTCTTTTTGTCATTAACAGACATAAGGCCATGAGCTGACTGTGTTGCATCACTATATGTAGTGTCAGGTGGAACTTGCCATGTACCATCAGATCTTAAATAACGAGTAGATGCACCTGCAGCAGGAGCTGGAACTAAACCTGCCTTACCAGCGGCAGAAGTAGTAGCACCGGTCATATTTCCATAAGTAGTATTAGTATCTGTATTAATATCACCTACAAACACGTAATCGGTGCCATCGTAGATAAATTCATAAATTCTATTTGCTGCTAAAGCATCTGTACTAATTGCTGCACCACGATACTTAATTGACTTTGCTCCGGTACCATTTACGTTCAACGTAGGGTTAGCAGCAGTATTTGTAACGGTGAACTTTACTGCGACCTTTGCACCTGTAGCAAGATTAAAACCATTTAAGGTTACTGTTTTAGCAGCAGTAGCGGCAGCTGTTGAACATGTTCCATAATGAGTGATGTCAGCAGATCCATCGAAGTTCACACCATCTACTTTTCGAATGGTCTGTAATTTTGTAGCTGAACCTGCATTACCTGATACATTAGTAGTGAGCATCTGTGTATTTGGTGTGTATTTTAAATTATCACTGGATGCTCTTTTTGTCTCATCAGTTGAATTAGAGAACCAGACATGACGGGCTGCACCATCAGATACAGTTCCACTATTTTCTACACCAGATGCTAATGTAGCTTTATTTGCTGTCGTTGCAGTGGTAGCGCTATCAGCCTTGGTAGCAGATGTGGCTTTAGTTGCTGTATCGGCGTTACCCTTAAAATTATTAGCATAGACAGCGTTCCATTTATGGCTAGAGTCTCCTAAATTAATCACATTAGATTGGTGTGGATACACATTTCCATATAATTCTCCGCCACCTTTATTTAGAACAGTACCTTCAAGTCCTCCAACCAAACCTGTAATGGCAATCTGAGTGATAGCAGTCCAAGATGTATTATCAGAACTATTGTAAAAACTTAATCTAATAGATCTTTTCTTGCCGTCCATACCTTTATGTGGATAAATTGTAACTACTGAACCACATACACCAGAAATCCTACCTTCTGTCTGCCAGTTCTCTTTATTTATATCGCCTGCCTCAACAAGTAAATCTCGAACTGTCTGTCCAGCAGCTCTAAAATAAATTGAATATCCAGTTTCCCAGTCTGCCGTTTTAGGTAAAACAACTTCTACTTGAATCAGAATTTTTCGCAAGATGGCGGTACCTGCATATGTGTTTGTTGAGTCTCTATAATTGTCATACCAAATACTAGGATTTTCCAATGGATTTTTTCCAGTATTATCAGACAAAGCTTTAAACAATAAATATGAATTTATATTTCCATTATTCAACAATACAACAAAATCACCCTTTTTATATTGTTTCGTTGAATTCCACGCAATTTGTTTTATATCGCAATAATCTTGAATACTTTCAAATCGAAGATATGTACTAGATTTGCCATCGAACAGATATTCAATTGAATCTTGGTATATTGGTAATTCAAATCCATCAAATTTTACGCAACCCGAACCACCACGATGAATCGCATAGCCCATACCGTTAATACTTGGATTGACGGAAATAGAATCATCAGAGTTTATAATAGAATTGATACCATTTTTAACTCTATTGACAACTTTTGTGTTATCGGTCACTGTATTTTTTAATAGATTAAAATCTTCAATTCTGGTATATAACGAATTTGCTTTTGCTTTAATATACTCCCAAAGTGCAGACATAGGACGGCGTTGGTAAGTTGTGGTGGTTGTTCCACCACCTACATATTGTGATATATAATAATCATTATCTTTCGGAATAGAACCATTTGCATTTAACTTATTGATCATTTCGCTTAAATCATGTTCGTGCCAAGCTGGTTTTGCCACATCATATTCCAAATCCGCCCAATGAGCTGTACCATCACCTGTCTTAGTTTGTCTTATATCAGAAGAGTAAGCAATCTCACCTTTAAGCAGAATAGGATTAGCATTAGCCCATTCCGCATCAGTTTTATAGGCATGTCGCACCCTTGCTTTTAAAATATTGTCTGCCATTTATTTTCTCCTTTCCATTTATTAAAAAACCTCCGACAAGCTTTGACCCTCATCGGAGATAGTATCTTAGATAGTACCGTCTAAAATCAGAGTATCACTGGAAGCAATAGTCAGTTTGGCGGCATTTAAAGATGTTACATTCAGAGCTACATCAGCTGTACCATTGAATGAAATTGCAGAGGCAGTAGCACCACCTGTAATAGAGAAATTACGTGCAGTTGCTAACTTAGTTGCAGAACCTGCATTACCACTTACAGTTGTAGGTGTTGCAGGCATGGTCATTGTGGTTGTAGATGTAGAAGTAATATGACCCTGGGCATCATAAGTAATGCTTGGTACCTTGAATGTGCTTCCAAAACCTAATGTCTTAGAGTCATCACCCTTTACGGTACCGGCGGTTACGCTATTTGTATGGTTAATCGCGTTGCCAGAACCAATGGTGATACCTGTACCAGCCTTGTATGTAGTGTTGGTATCAATGTTGATATCACCCATGAACAGGTAATCTGTACCATCATACACGAACTCGTATACACGGTTAGCCGCAAGATAACCAGTGCTAATAGTAGAACCACGGTATTTGATTGCTTTAGCACCTGTACCGTTAACATTCAGAGTTGGAGACGCTGCTGTATTGGTTACGGTGAACTTAACAGTCACTCTCGCACCAGTCACTAAGTTGAAACCTGTTACAGCAACGGTCTTTGCAGCTGTACCTGCAGCAGTAGAGCAAGTACCATAATGAGTGATATCTGCTGTGCCATCAAAATTAACACCATCAATCTTGCGAGCTGTTTCTAACTGTTTTGCCTTTGCAGTGGTTGCGCCAGAAGTGATAAATCCGCTATCATTGGTGATTTCAGAGGTCTTAGTAGGAACAGTGATGTTGACCTTGCGGTTAGAATCTACTGTTACATCAGCACCATTCTTCTGAATACCTACGATGATATTTCTCTCTGCATTGCTTGGTGCATGTGCAGACTGAGAGTGATCGTAAGCTTTTTTACCTCTTGCACCATCAAACGCAGTAGAAGATGTTTCACCTAATGCAAGAGTCTCGGAAATAACAGCATATTTACTGCCAGAGTAACGATAAGTCTTATTATTATTTAAATTTACATAAATTTTACCTGTTTCTGGTGTGTATGCACTTGTCTTTCCAGAATCCTTATAGAATGCACTTAAGTCATCTGCTACATAACCTTCCAGGACGTCATCGACATAACTTGGGAGCTGTGCCGCAGGTACTTTACCATTTTCATCCAGAGAAGCTACACCGTTCTTAGCACCTCTTGCAGAAGTTGGAATGGCATCTACATCACCGGCAGAAAGTGTAATATCACCGCTTAATGCTTTACCATTAACTTTTCTGGATGTCGGTACTTTACCGCCTAATGCACTATTTACTACCTTGTTCTGTACAGGGTTAGTAGAAGTAGAACTCAGAGCACTATCTACTACAGTCTTATTTGCTCCTGTAGCGATGCCATTTAACTTCTCTAAAAGAGCAGTAGTGAAAGATGCTGTAGTTGCATCAAGCACACTCTTATTGCTATGGCTATGAGAAGCCGCTTTGATTAAAGAATCCACCTCTTCAGGAGTCAGATTAACAAATGGCAGATCGGGATAAGCAGTCGCACCATCACCGATCTTGATCTTTCTCGTAGAAGAGTCCACAAGAAATTCGCCTTTCAAACCGACAAATGTGGCGGCTTGCGCCCACTCATCGGTGGTTTTGTTGTTTAAAATAATACGTGTTTTTAAAGTAGTATTCGCCATACTTAATTTCCTTCCATATGTAACGCTTAATCCGACATCATCTGTAGCCCTAACTACAGTGGTGCCGTCATAAGTGCGAATTGAGTTATAAGTTGCTATATCAGAATCTGTGAGAGGAGTTTCGATGGGAACGGCAAGGGCATACATTACTTCTCCACTATGTTCTTTGCAGGATTCGTTAATAGTTTCCGCATAATTTTCTTTTGCAAGATATAAAAAGCCCATTTCTGGGTTGAAATTCCACGGCTCTGAAGTAAATGTACTCCTGGCCTCCGCCATTTGACTCATTCCGCTAAATGTCTTCGCACTTGGCAATTTTTTCAAATTCATATTACAATATTGTCCTGCTTGCGAAAAAGTCACATCTTCTCCATCAACAATAATGGAATACACCCTCTGTACATATACGCCCCTCTCCAGATCTACTTCATCACAGATCCATTGCTGTCCTGTGTCGTCTGTATAATTACCATCAGATGACACAGGAATGCCTGGTAGTCCGTTTTCAAAATTTAGGGTCAGAGATTGGGGGGGGGGTAAGATTTATATGGAGTTGCTGAAGATCCTGAATAACAAAGTGTGGGAGTGATTGTGAGATTATAATTTTCTCCGATTGTTATGCCTTCTAAGAAAATAGAAAGATAATGAGAATCATAATTACGAGTATATTTCACAGAAGTATTTCCTGGCATTATTCTTGCAACGCTATAATTTTTTCCATCCATAGCATAAGTTCTATCATGTTTTATACCAACTCTTACATCAATTGGTTTATCAATACTAAATACATAATTACCTTTTGTTAGATATAATTCGTTATACAACTCGGTAATATTTGCCCAGTTGTTCGTTGCCGTACCAGTTATAGTCATAGAACCATCCGCATTCTTTACTGCAGTCAAACCATTACTTGTGCAACAGCTATAACTAAATAAGTTTGCGTTGGTAAAATACAGTTTAGGTTTTGCATTTTCAATTTCTTGTGGATATTCTAAAGAAGGGGATGCTTTTGCACCAGTATATGGCTCCCATGGAAGAGCAGTAGTGCCTTTATTAAGCATAGGGTAAATTCTGTAGTTATCAATATTACTTGTATACGATCCTGTTTGCATTATAAAAACTAATGATGTTTCCGTTCCATCTACTGTAAAAGATCGATTATATGCCCAGTCTATTGTGCTACCTGCTTTATTAATGGCAATTTGTGCATATACTCCACCATTTTTGTTCTCTCCACCAGATATATAATACGTTCCCGCATCCAATTTTATTGGCACACAAATATATTGTTCATATTGTTTTGCAGGAGTTCCGTTTATAATAAATCCACCGTCGTCTAACCGAGATACTGTTGCACCGGTATTTGTCATTAACGGCATATTATTCAAGTCAAGCAGTTGCGCACCCGTTGTTTTCGTTTGATTACTTCGTCCATATACAGTTAATCCTTGTAATGCCATCTTTGCACTATCGTTCAGTATCGCAGGATTCCCAGTAACATTCGTTTTCTCAATTGAAAACAAATCCATATTATCTTTTCACCGCCTTTCTTTTCTTAATAAAATAGACTGGAAATTTTACTTCCCAGTCCCGTCAATAATTTCAATCTCGTTGTAGTCACTTCCTACTGTAAAATATTTCAGATTTGCATCGTCCCATCGGTAAATTTTATTTGCTGTAGTATCTACATAGAGACATTCAGGACTGCCGATAGTAGGAAAGTGCAAGTAGGAATCTTCATTGATTACAACCTGTTTTTCGTTTTCTTTTATTTGCTTGGATATATAGTCTTTAATCCAACCGTCATACCATTGAAGCCCATCCAAGCCAATATATATTTTTTCCATGAGATGTCTCCAATCAGAAAGAGGACAGAAATAAATCCGTCCTCAAATTATGCCTGAGCATTAGGGAACAATGCCTTAATCTGCTCTTCGGTGGCAGCTACATATTCTACAGATTCAAGGTCAGAAACCTTGCCTTTTAACTCATTGATGCTTGCCTGAGCTGTAGCAATTGCTTCTGTATTAGCCTGGATTTTGTTATAGGTTTCACCGCCGGTAGCCAGAGAAGCCTTACTAGCTGCAACATCTTTTTCCAGATCGGCAATATCAGCCGCCTGTAAAGCAGTATCAGCTTTGCCAAGAGATGCCTGTACATCTTTAGCCAGTTTTACCTTGGTGATGTTACCATCGGCAATCTTAACGGTAGTGATAGCACCATCGGCTAACTCAGTAGTGCCTACAGAACCTGCTACGATAGTTGCACTGATTTCTCTAGTTGCAGAGTCAATTGCTAACTGGATCTGAGCAGCATTCTTCTGAGCGGTATAAATATCTACCAGTTTACCAACATTGATATAAATTTTATCCTCAGTAGCATTTGCCAGTGTTAATACGAGATATGTACCTGCTGGCTGTCCAGTAGGATTGGTCTCTACAGCACCAGACTTAACTACCATATCCTTCGGGATGTCGATGGTTGCTACTTTCTTTCCACCCTGTTTGATGGTATAAGACTTAGCAGCACCCTCGGTGGTAGTAGTGGTATCTACAGTTACCTTTGCACCGCCAGTCGCAGAGTCAACATCCTTTTTGACCTCAGTGATCGCACTAACAAGGTCTCCCTTTGCGGTAGTAGTCAGATCATCTAAGTTACCAATCTTACCATCGGTATCTCTCTTGTTGGCATCGATGTTAGCCTGCAGAGCATCTTTTGCATCTTTAACAGCCTTTGCTACGGAGCCTTCTGTGGTATCAGCACCATTTAATTTTGCAATTGCATCTGTATTGGTCTTGATTTTCTTCTCAAGATCCCCTTTTGCAGTACCGATTTCTGCTGTTACATCAGAAGACTTTGCAAGGTCTGCTAACTTTACGCCACCATCTGCAATAGTTCCATCTGCATTGGCGATTACAACATCACCAACAGTAGCATTTTTGATCTTATGGATCAGGTCACTCAGATCTGCTTCTGGCAGTTCGATGGTGTATGCAGGTGCAGTAGAGCCAACCGGCTCTGCGACAGTGTAAAATTTAAGTGTGTTACCTTCAATTGCAACGGTCTTTAAAGAACCTTTTACTGCATCAGAAATTTTTCCCTCGATAAACGGCTTCAGAAGACTGTCATACTGCTGAAGGTTTTCCAGAGACACATAGGTAAATTTTGTTGTTGCCATATTTCCTCCTTTATTTATTAGAAAAGATAAGATATATCGGAAGCCTCTACTTGTGAGAAGCTTTCATTTAGTTTGAGATCAATCCGTTTATCAATAAGTGGTTCAAGATTTGCCAGAACTTCATTCTGTACATACTCAGCAACTTCTTCTTTTGTCATGAAATTCAAAGCTGCAATCTTTTCATTAACAGAAGCTTCTGTTACATAGCCTTGGGATTCGATCCATTCTCTTGTTGGGATATTAGTCTGAGAAACAATAGAATTTTCAGAAACGGTATAATCGATGATGTTGTGAGCTGTGATTTTACGAATAGCCACTTCCGTACCATCATGATCGACTATAAAGAAATTATCATTAGAAGATAAGTAAGTAGTAATGTCGCCTGAACAGATCTTATACTGTCCACGAATTTTATAAATACCGGTTGCCAGGTCTGAGATGGTAATCGGATCGTCCAGAGTGCCATCTAAGTTATCGATAGGTCTGTTGCCTAGATTGTCATAGTTCAACGTCTTGGCATCTTCACTTAACTTAGTTACGTAATAAGTTCCACCTGTATTTTTGTTGACAATATAGGCAGTGTAAGCACCATCAGTTAAGATAGCGACAATCTGACCTTCATATGTATCCGTAGCAGTATTTAAAGATTTTTCGGCACTGGAAACATCTGAGAAACGATAGATTTTTGAACGAATTGGATTGATAGACAGATCAGAGCCAATGAATATATTTTCATGGGTGTCTTTTGTGTAAATAATGTCGTTGGCATCTATGTTGCCGTTATTGATTAGCTTTGTAATATCTTCACGATTGACATAAGAAAATTTGGCTCTCTGCGTAGATTTTTTTGCAGCAGTAGCCATTATTCATTTTCCTCCCCGTATGTATTTACCAAAACCATACCATCTTCGGTGTTATCTGCGATTGCATCACCAAGATCGCTAACTGAGATGCCGACACCTTTCTTAACACCATTGGCAGTACCATAAATTTTCTTGGCATCAGTGTCTAACTTGATGTCATCTAATTTGCTTTCTGCAATAGTAGACTGTAGATCAGCCATAGCTTTAATTGCCTGCTGGTTAGCAATGATACGCTGATCTAATGCAGACAGAGCAGAATCAGGCGCAGAGAACCAATCTGCAATAGCGATAATCGGCATAGTAAACGTATCTGTCTTTCTTACAGGTGTTTCTACAATTCCATCATCAGTCATTTCAACATCAATGAAAGTCATCATAAATTCCACATCACCCACTTCTGCAGTGAGATTGGTGTCAATTCTCATCTTATACAACAGATAATCGGTCTTATATTCGGCATCAGCAATCTCTAATTCGACATAGTTATGCTTATGCGTGATCGGAGTCAGATACTCCAAACGTGCAGAATACTGAGACATATCCAGTTCACCGTATAACTTTGGTACTACAATCTGTAATACGTCTACCAATTTGGAATTCTGCATGATGCGCTGACGCTCTGTAACATTGGCGCTGTTATCATTCTGAATTAAAACAGTAAACATTTCATTCCTCCTTTCGTGTGATATATTCAAAATCCTGCTTCGAGATCTTTCCATCGGAGAGGAGTTTGTTCAACTGTTCCATTTTTAAAACCTTTTTATCCTGGTAAAGTCTTTTTAGACTCTCTACAAATTCTGTCATCACAGCACCCCCTGTTCAAACAAATTCATTGTATAATTGTCGATAATCTCTTCTGGTGACATGCAATGAGCCTGTTTCAACTGATTATATTCGTGCTCTGTAATTTCTTCTAAAGTTACAGTCGCAAAGTCATCAACAGGAAATGGCTCCAAAGAAGGAATATGATACGCTGTATCACCAGTAGAAGAGAGGATACCCTGTGCATGTTCCTCATCGCACAACAGGAGGATTTTGTGCTTTGGCTGAAACTTTACGAACTGAATAGAAGAGAGTACATCTATCACATTTCGATTTTTTATAACTTTGTAAAACATAACTACCTCCATAAGAAAAGGGACGCACCGAAGTACGCCCCATAATTTTTAGATACTTAAAATGATTACAACTCCTGCTTCCTGGTTTGGTAACTTATATCCACTGGTAGAGCCATCTGAATTTACGGACCAAACGTAGGTGTTATATCCGATATTCGGAGATCTCAACCAGTAAGATACAGCAGTACCAGTTGCATCCGTTCTAACTCTTGCTGTGTCAGAAGTAATGAATGGAATAACAGAGCCTTCATAATTGTAAGGCTCGAAGTTCATAGCACCCTCGACTTCGATAGCAGCAGGAATTGCTACATAGCAGTTGGAAGTAACCGTCTCACTGGATTTTTCACCAGCAGTAGACTGAATCTTTGCCTGCTTAAGCAACTGTCTCCACTGTACAGGAATTGCATTGTAGAACCTGCCATTTAGGAACTTATTCAGATCCATTTTAGCCCAACCACCGGTATTGGTAGAAGTTGCATTCAACCTCATCATGTTGGATAAGACATGAGAAGAGATAAAGGACATAGAAGTACGAGAACCAGAGTTGTCACTGAGATAATATCTCTTAAATGCATACATTTCTAATTCGATGCTTTCATGTGTCCATGCAGCTAAATTACGGCAAGCAGTATCACCTAAGTCTGCATTCCATAACTTGGCCCAGTAGATTGTTCCCTTTCCGTAATTCTCATAAGCACCATCATCTGCCTTAGAGCATCCAAACACGAGTGTACTGGTTGCAATAGCAGACTTATTACTGGTAAGCTGAGAGTATGCAATAGTTTCTTCTGGTAAGTTACCCTGATATACATGCAGAACTTTTTCACCAGCAATATGACGAATTACAAGAATATCACGTTTACCAGTGTTAGACACGGCTGTAGAAGAGGTATTCCAGTTAATCTGTGGCTGCGTGTTCTGCCAGAGTTTAAATCCGAGAGAACCATCAGACTTATAACACTGCATAAGAGTAGAACCAGTGGTGTTGTTTGTGGCAAACATATAGTCTACTGCCAGTACAAAGTCTTTATCTTCATCGATCAGAGATAACTTTGTATCCACATAGTTCTTTCCTGTAAATACGGTTTCCTGACTGATCAGCGTATTCTCTTCAATATCTTCAAAAGTATAGTCGGTACCCATGTCAAATAAGATACTATCTTTCTCAGATACAACTTCCTGTTCTTTTACCAGTTTTGTCATGGCGTAAATTTCTACAGGGCGCATAGTGCTAATATCTTTGCCCTTGAAGTAATCCTGAACGTATTCACAGGAGTCGAATACTGCATTAATGTCCTTATCGCCAGTCACATAACCACTAGAGTCCCATCTGTCAAAAAGGTAATACTTATATGCACTTTCCTCAGCAGTGTATACAGGAATATCTTTGCTATAGAATACAGTTGAACCATACTCGGCGGTGATAGTTTCCTTAACTGTTCCCTTGGAAATGTAACGTATAGTATACTTTCTGATAGTAGAAGTATAAGTTGCAGTGTAAACAGCGTCAGAAAAGGCTGTAATGAAATTTTTGTCCCATCCAGCAAACGTAAAATCATTCTTAGCTGTAGACTTTTTCGTAGGCGTTGAAATCGGGTTTTCTTCCCTTGTCAGAGGATCGACAGGAGTTTCGCCTTTATCAACATACTGTGTATCAAGAATAGAGCCATCATCATTTTTGAATAAAATGGTGAACTGTTCTACCAAAGTGTCATATGTAAGTTCGAGATCAGGCCATGCCGCTTTGTACTCAGCAAGTTTCTTTTCTCTCATTACAGGAACATGAACTGCACCTGCAAGTACAGACTGATCAGTATTATATCCGTTACGATCAATACCTTTCATACCGTAAATCTTATCTAACAGAGAAGTATCTATCAGAGTCCAATTGATACCTGTAATTCTTACACGGTTTACGTTCTTAGATTTCTCAATCAGAGACTTACAATCTACGACATTACAGTTCTCAAGAACCATAGTTGCGATCTTGTCATAACCTGCAATCTCTAAGTCTGTCAAATACATAAGGTTCTGCATTTTGATAGATGTAAGAGTATCTGGCAGAAGAGCAGTGGCAATCTTACCACCATTCGCAAACAGTACACCTGTTAAACCAGAACCAGTAGCATACAGTTCTTTCAGGTTTAAGCACTTAGAGAAGTCTAAACTGGTTGTAAGATTTGGCGTGTTTCTGATATCGAGTTTTTCAAGAAGTTTATTGTTTCCAATAACAAGATTGGTTAAGAATGTGTTGGAGTATCCTTCTGTAGTATTACCAATGATAAGTTCTTTCAGCTTTTCAGCTTTAGAGAAGTCATTGTCATGAATATAACATGTAGATACATCACCCATAGACTGAATTCTGGAAGCTGCATAAACCAGTACGGCAGTATCATCCATAGTTGTGTAAGGACAAGTAATGTCATATGTCTGACCTGCTTTTGCTCTAATCTGTTTTACAGAGGAATTACCGAACATTACGTCAAGATACATATTAGAATATGGAGTTAAGTGAAGTGTATAATCAGGAGATACAACCGCACCTACAGGAGTGTTACAACGGAACATAATCTGATCAGAAGTAATAGACGTTCCGACAAATTTTGTTGCCATATAAATTTCCTGATCACGTTCAAACTGACGGCGCTGATATTTCTTCTTACCATTCATCATCTGTTCCAAGAAACGAGTGTTGCCATCACGATAGGTTCTTTCGTATTTACGAACATAGTCAAGTCTCCATAATTCCTCACACCATTCGTTCTGCTTAGAATCGAACTGATTAATCAGAGATGTCGCACTCCAACATCCTTTTGACTCACAAGAAGCATACATAGTACGAAGCTGTGAACCCATAAGATTACGAATACGACAGAAAAATACACATTCAGCAGCATTGAAAACATAACCAGAAGATGGATCTCCTTCTGTACGATAATCAGTATCTTCCTTGCCATAAGTCATAGTAAGCTCGCCACTATTATTGATTCCCCAGCCTGTATCGTTGTCATAATCCCACAGGTCAAAACGATAGCCATTGTTAATTTTAGCCGCCGCATCATCAATAATATAATAATTCGCTTTATCTCCCATTTCAGAGGCTTCTTCAGTTGTGATATAATGTTTCGCCCAATGATAGAATACATTTTTTGCGCGATTATCAATCATTGTATATCTAAGAGTGTAAAGGTAAAAATAAGTTGCTGATTCTACAATAAACCAGTTTTTAAGGTTATTTACGAATTCTTCATCAGTAGAAGTAATAACAAATTCATAGAAGTCACGCCAAATTTGACGATTATTTGTTCTGATTTTCTCTTTTTCTTCATCGGAAGAAATTGACTGTCCATCTTTTGAATCTCCACAACAATCATATCTGAATTCAAAAGAACCATCCCAATTATTATATAAAGAATCATAAGCCGTATTACCACTTGCCCATTCAGTCTTACTAATTGGATACTTTATAGTACCATCTAAGTTAGTTACACCAGTCTGATAAGTAGAGTTTGGAAGAGTGTTATCACTTACTTCAATGCAAAATTCCTTCATATCGTCAGGATCATAAGCTCTACTGATATCGGTTTTTTTTGAATCTCCCATATTTGCAAGCCCGTAAAAATGGTATTCGCAGTCCTGGAATTCTCTATGTGTAGAAACATCAGGATCATTTTCTTTGATGAAAATAACACAGTTCACAAATTCCATATCGTTCTTAATTCGGGAATCTCTCCTTGTAGCAGGAGTGGAATATGGAAGATATGTATTGTAACGATTCTGAGAGTAAGCATTATTTACCATATCGGAAGAGGCGATATTTAATTTAAAATTCCACCAATTATTTGGAATAGAATTTCTTGTTAATGAAATTTTACCTGTTCCGTCTTCAATAACAGTTCCATCTCCTAATGTAAGTTTTGTTTTATAATCTGGATCAAGATCAATTTTACTGTTAATCTGATGTATACCATCTGCACAGCAAATAACATCTATGTTTCTTCCTGCTTGACCATACTCGTTTGAAGTAGTGCCTTGGCCTGCATGATAGCAGTTTTCATACTTCCAGTTATCAAGTGTTGGATCACCATTCTTATAAATACATTCCATAGAAGTATTCTTCACAAAGTTCTTTTTGTCGTTTGTAAAGTATGGTGCCTCAATCATGATAATACGCATATCAGGACAAGCTTCAGCAAGATGTTCAGGGGTAAGAGACTGGTTTTCATCATAAATCTGATTTCTCTTGTAACGATCAATCATTTCTGTTGCAGTTCTTGCGTCACAGATAAAATTAGTCAGAATAGCCTGAGAAGAAAGGCTTGTATTATAAGCTTTCATTCTGTAAATTAAAACATCACAGTCATCGGAACCGATAGTAATCGGAGCAGGTGTTTCCTGTGTGAAAGAATAATCAGATGTATAGCTCATTGGTCTACCAGGAGTACCATCCTCATACGCCATGACAATCGGAATATCCGTGTCCTTATTGATATTAAACTCCCATTCAATAATGTCTTCTTCGCTATATGGTACATACAGAGATTTTGCAGAAGATTTAATATACGCTTCATGTACATTCATTTGTAATCCGATACCTGCGGATTCACAAGACAGAAAGGTAGCATCTGCTTTTGCTACGTTAGTGGTTTTGAAAATAAACTTGAATTCTTTACCATTTCTACGTGCGTCATCAGCAAAAAGATTGTAAGAAATAGTGGCTTTTGTACCGGCTTTAATTCCGAAATACTGATCGCCGTTCTCATCAATCTGCCAACCGCCGTTTGCCCAGTCGAAGTTTTCAGATACAGTCATAGCCACATTACCGTCAGACCATAATCTGTTTGCATCGTTATTGGATCTACCAACAGGATTAAAGTCAAACACCAGACCTGCAGTTACTGGTTCTACATCAATATCCAGTTTTTCTACAGTAGCATTGATAGTCTTTACGATACCACGGCAAGTAATTGTCAGTACATGGTTTCCGATTTCAGTTGGCTTATACTGCCATACCTGTGTATGGGAATCCAATGTAAGAGTAGACGCCTCTTTACCATCAACAGCAAGAGTTACTACAGGACTTTCTGTAGTCGGATCGTAAACGGTATATTCGATATTTACAGTATCATACTGCTGTACATCAAGAGTCTGCTGTATACATCCAATAACAGGTTTGTCACTTGTCGGATCATACCAGATAATATCCTTCTTAATGTGGTTAGATTCAATGGTTTCTCCATTAACCTCAGCTGTAAGATATACTTCTACAAGATGTGCTCCATGCTCCTGTGCAGCGATATTATAGGATATTGGAGTACCTGAAATTCTCGTTTCAACAGTGTACAGTTCTTTGCCATCTACCCAGAAATGGACTGTCTTATCTAGCGCACCATAAGGAGTATAGTCGAATGATACTGGTCCAATATTGTATGTCAGTTTGTCATTGAAAGAGGATTCAATACGAACATCAAGAACCTGAACTGTCCAGGATTTAGTTACTAAAGTACCGGCATCATCCACGATACTTAACAGTAATTTCTGAGAGCCAGTAGAAACGTACTGAGTGGCATCAAAAGTATTTTCTCCACTGATGGCAGTGCCAGTAGCGATAACTCTGCTTCCGATTTTCCAAGTATAAGTGCCTTCTGTTACCTGGTCGCCTGAAGAGTCAACACCTGAGAAGTTATATTTGATAATTGCCTTTCCTTCTGTAGTAATAACGACAGGCGAAGTGGTCACATACTCAATCTTTAAAGTAGAAGTAGTTCCACCACCGCCTGAACCGCCAGTAATCTTGAAACTGGACTTTGCAGTACGGACTTCCTTTTCATCGTCACCCTCGTGCTGGATTTCCCATAAGGTGAACTTCTCATCTTCATAAGTTGCATCATAGGTCTTTACATCATCTAATTCTCCGATGTTATCTACCTTTGTCTCAAGTTCAACAACCTTTTCTGAGAGAGTGGTAACATTCTTTTTATTTGCATTTGCAGTCTGTTCAATGGCATTTACAGTAGAAGAAAGAGAAATAAGGTCAGAAGAAGATGCTTTCTTATCTAATAGTGCATCAACATCTGTTTTCTTATAATAATCTGTCTGTAAGGATTCTGGAATATTACCAATTTTCTCATCAAGGGCAGAAACTTTTGCATCATTTTCCTGTTTATAATAAGTCAATGCTTCTGAAACTGGACTTACAGCAGTAGTGATTTTTCCATCAACAATCTGATTATAAGAATTCACCCATTCCGCAGTTGGATTGGTGTTAATCTTAATGTCTTTGATTTTCTCTTCTCCATTGTAGAAGGAGAGAGTAGAAGTGGATTCTGTATATTCCACATTAAATTTTGCCAGCCCATCAATACTGTCAATCTTTTTGTATACATCCTGCAACTGGTCTGAGACATCAATATTTTCAATCAGCTGATCAACTTCTTCCTTATTATAATAGGTAGAAAGTGTATCAGTGACAGTGTTCATAACCTCAGTCTTTACTGTATTGGTTAAGTCTGCGATATCTGTTTCTACATTATTGGCTGCGGTCTCAGCTCTAGTAGCAGCCGCATTTGCCTGGTCAACATAAGCAGAAGCTTCGCTGATTTTGGAGTTCATGGTATTAATGAAACCTGTATACCAGTCAGAGTCAGGTTTGATAATACCGTTTCCCGTCAAAGACTCCATGACGTTCAGCTTGCCATTAGGTCTTGAAATCCAACAATAGTTGTCACCTTTTTCGTTCACACCAGTAGCACGAATTTCAAAAGTGATGTCACCTGGAAGATATGTAACGCCTTTGTCAACAAGCCAAGCAAAACGAATTTTATCTGCGCTATACTGGCAGTTGACTACGTTATCATAATCTTCCTCTTTGTTTTTATTGATATAATGGATCTGAATTAACATCTCTGTTAAGTCGATACCATCATAATATCTGTCCATTTCAAAAGGGATAAACTGAGAGTTTTCTTCCTGAGAAATATTAATCTGAGAACTATCTACAGTAATATTTTTCTGTTCATCTATATATGATAATTTCTCATCCGTGTAGTTGTTATACCACACATATTTGTCGCTTTTGGTGAAAGATACATCTGCATCTGCTGCCAATGCGACAGGTTTAATATCATCTGTACTATATGTACTCAGATTAACTGAGGTAGTAGTAGCAGATGACTTCATCTGTTGAGTCTGTTTCTTACAGGACTCACAAAAAGATAAAGCCATAAGTGCTCCTTTCTTTACGTGTTATTTTAGAAAAAGTCCTACACCGTTGAAGATGCAGGACTTGAATAATTATTCTTCGATTAAATCTTCACATTCCAGATCGATTAACACCTGTTTTACCTGTGGTTTGATCTTGTCTGGAACCTGTTTATATGTTTTCTTTCCTTTTACAATAAGAGTTGCATAGATAACTGCCATAATTTCTTTCTCCTTTCTGGACATAAAAATAAGCAGTAAGTTAAGCATTTAAGATTGCCTCAACTTCTGCCTTGATTTTTTCCGGTACTTCATTAATTGTTTTTTTACCTTTACGGATTAAATCCGCATATACGGTTGCCATATAACTTGCCATAATTAAGCCTCCTTCATTTCGTATAACTCTGTTAATGCTAACTGAGTATTTGTAATTTCATCATCCTGAGACAGATTGGTTTCATACTGCTCAGTCAGTGCTAACTGTGCTTCTGTAAGCTGATCTTCCAAATCAGTCACCTGTTTCTTTAATCTTCCAATATCTGATTCTGGAAGATAATTAAAAACAGGTTTTGGGTTTTCAGAATCAGTTACATCAATTTTATCTAATGTTGCTCCATCTGGGACATCAACAAACATAGATAACAATCCTTGTGGAGCTTTTTGTTCTCCATAAATAATTGACCAGATTTTACCAGTCGTATCATAAATTACTAAAGCTTTCATATAAACTCTCCTTAAATTTAAACTGCTTGAACACCCCAAGTTAAAATACCAGTTCCCTGTTGTGTAAATACTAATTTTAATTTTCCTTGCCTTGAAGCATCATATTGATAAGACATTCGTGTATATGAGCCTGATGTTGTATAAAAAGTACATAACAACCTCGACTTGCCACTAGAATCTATTCTATAAATTTCAACACTTGCGCTTGAAAACGCCGAAGACTTTGCAATATCTACAAATACATGGGTATATCTTCTCAAATCAATCATAGATGGGGTAGTAAGTGTATTTGAAACTTGGCTGCTATCGTTAGAATATACTTGTCCAAGACTTCCGAATCCCAATTGTCCTTTTCCGACAACGCCACCTACATTTCCACTATTCCAAAAATATGTAGTAGTAGGTGTATATCCTTCCCATGTACCAGTAACACTTTGATTATAGGTATTAATAGTTACACCTTTTTTAATAACATTGGCTGGCGCCATGGAAAATCCTGGAATTATAATATCACTTGTCATTCTTTTACCTGTACAAGCAATCGTCTGCTGAGAAGCACCAGGAGTATAAGTTCCACCTGCCATAGACTGAATTCCCATTGCATTAAGTGCAGAGGCGTTTGTACAGGAAATTTCTGGATACCCAGAAATTGTATTGGTAACATGTGCTCCATTATGCATTCTTAAGTATAAATCTGTACTATTGGCTGCAACTGAAACAGCAGTATCGTAAGCACCAATATTTTTCATAGTTCCAACAACAGGATCTCCATCTTTATCAATAATTATCTTTTTTTCCAAAACATCGTCAGCAGAAGCAGTTACTGAATCTAAATCTGTATAACTTCCACATCCTGAAGATAATATTTGTCCCATATAAATTAAATTCCTTTCATTATTCTATATACTGAATGCCCCACTGCCACAGACCTGTTCCCTGGCACGTAAACACTAGCTCTAATGTTGCCCACCAAGAAGCATTATAGTCATAGTAGTAGAATGCTCCATCTGTTGAGTAATGCATAAAGCTGCGCATCAACGCTCTTTGCCCATTGGCATATCTTGCGTATATGGCAACGCCTGCATCTTCAAAAGGCTCGCTTTTACTGATGTGTACGAAAATACGACTATATTTTCTTAAATTAATCATCGTAGGAGTTGATAATGTATTATTAGAAGCATTACTGTCGGAATAAACTTGTCCCAGGCTACCAAACCCCAAATTTCCGGTTCCAACAAGACCGCCTACATTACTGTTACCGCCCGGTGTAGCCTTCCAGAAATACTCAGTAGTAGGTGTATATCCTTCCCAAGTTCCAGTAACACTTTGCCCGTATATTGATACTGTTGCACCTGCTTTTATAACATTAGCAGAAGGCATAATAAAAGCTGGAATAACAACATTCTCTGTCATGTATTTGCCTTTACAATCAAGTATCTGCTGGGCTGTTGATGGAATAGGGGTCCAACCAGGCTGTGATTGTATAGTTCCGGTTCTTTTTGTATGAGCATCTGTACTATAATAAGTTTTTCCAGCAAGAACTTGATTATCAACTGCAGTTCCAGTCAGTTCAAGTGTGCCCTCCACAACCTCATCATCGGATCCGTTAAAAAGAGCAGTCTTTCCCTTTAAAATATCATTAGCAGTAGCAGTACAGTCCTCAGAATAGACGCCATTACCGTCACCACCAGAAAATAAAACTTGTGACATCTAAACTCCTTTCAATCCAATTGTAAAATCCATCACGGGTTTCTTGTAAACTTTGAATGTAATTTCCCCGTCAGCAATGATGTTTGTACCTGCTGCTAAAAAGCTGAAAGCCTTGTTGTATGCTTTTTGTTCTGTAACAGTTGCGCCATCTTTCAGCAATTTCACAGCCAGAGGATTATCAGTGCTTCTTAAATTTTGAACAGATATTGTTTGAGAATATGGGGCAGAATCGCCAGACCAATTAGAAGTTTTAAGGGTAACTGTTAAAAGACGATTGTAATCAAATATTTCATACCAAGAATTAGAAGCTAATGCAGTACGATAAAAGATTTTCCCATTAGTGTAAATTACCTGTAAAAAAAGATCGCCTCTTCTAATTACATGAAGGATACCAGCTGTACTCGCAGGATATGTTGGTGGAAGATGAGTTAATAGATTTGCTGTGCTTTCATCCCAACAATATAATTTGTTACAGCCATCACCATAACCTTTTAGATTATCAAGGTCTGTGGTATTTGTAATGACTTCTGGATTTAATAAATTATGAATTTTCGTTATAGAATAAGAATTTGTATCGGCTCCAACATCGCCCATATTTAAATTATCATCAATGCCAATGGTAGCATTTGATAATCCATTGATATATGTTTTTACATCATCTTTGAAAAATTGCTGGACAGCTTTAATTCCGTCCATCAGCTGATTAAATTTTTGTGCATTGAATAAAATACGATCTAATTCAGGATATGCAGAAAGATATTTAGCAGCTTCTGTATATTTCTTTTCCTGAATTAAATTGTTGTATGCTAAAGCAAGCGGAGCAGTAAGAGAATTGATATCCTGCATATTATCCCAGTTATCAACCTGTCCTGGAAATTGACTACGAGGATACTGCTCGTATTGTGTTATTGTTTCACTCATGTATTATTGTTCACCAACTTTCTATTTTTACGGTTATATACGTATGAAAAATCTTCTAAGAATTTATAAAGAGTTACAGACATTGTTCCAGATCCGAAAGACCATGAAAAATTTTTGATAATATATTGGTTTTTCTTCTTATTATATTGCGCTGTATATTCCACTTTCATATTGACATCGATCCACGGAACGACCAGAGTATTCAGATTGATCGTATCCATCATTGCAGTAGACTTATATGTAAGATACTCAGCCTGATTATAACAAGCAGCATCATCGCTCAGATTGCTATAATCCACAGGATTTACAATCTCATAACCAAGATTAGTAGTAGAGAAAGGACAATCCTTAGATGTCTCTTCATACCTGCCTTTACACTGATATTGTCCAAGAAGATATAGAGAAGCTACAATATTATTAGACTCATCTACGGTCATTCTTCTATATCTGAATACATAGACGGTATCTTTGCTCAGTACCTTTTCTGTTAGAGCGTTCCCATTGCCGTCAACTATAGGAATAGGAGAGAAGTTACCGATTGTAAATTGAGGGCTTGCTTCATTTTCAGCTGGAATTTTTATAGCAATCATGGTCAGATTATCCAAGTCTTCCCATTTCTCATATTCAGTGAAGTCTACCTTATATATATTATTTTCGTATGTACAAGTCTCAGCATATCGATCTGTATTGCTTAATTCCAATACCTTTCCCCATACTTCTGTCACATTATAAATACCTGTGAATGAAAGACTAGGGTTCTCATCGATAACAATATCTTGCATAATGTCATCAGATAAAATAACAGGATCATCTAAACAAGTAGGGATCTTTCTCCAAGTAAATACACCATCTGCATCGAAGAAGTATTCCCAACTATCATAAAGCTCACAAATCTCTTTCCATACATCCGCATAACTCGCACCTGTATTAAACTCCAAGTCATAAGGAATTTCTTTCTCGATATCCTCTACAACATAAGAAGTGATACCTGCCGCATCCAAGGTAGCAATGATCGACTTTCTTATATCTTCACCCGCCGGTATCTTTAAACCTGTAACGGCAACAATTTCTGTATTACCATCGCCTGAATTGGTAGAACCATATCCTGGCATTTTGCCATTTAGAGTTCCATCATATAAGGACATTAGATCACTGCAGGAGAGTGAAAGCTTTCTCTCAGTCTGAGAAAATGTGTATTTCATGTCCGTATATGCGAATGTACCTATACGATACCAAATGGTTTTTCTACATTTGATTGACCACACTCCGTAGTAAACACGAAGCCTTTTATTATGCCAGATCTTTTTATCGGGACCAACATCAAAAGTAGAGTCAGTAATCGCAATGTCACAGTTATATGATCTTCGCTGCTGAGAGGAATTATCTACAGAATAAGAATCAGTAAGAATCACACCTGTTAAAGAATCCAAAATTTTAAGAGAGGAGTCACAAAGTTCAACTTTTAAATAGATCGTCTGCGAACCTTGGCGCAAAATATCTATATCATCTTGCGTAACAATCATGCTATTCCTCCCTTCTAAAATGTCGTAACATCTATAAATCCGTTATAATTTAATTCTTTTGCATCATATGGGTCTGCACACTCAACCCAACTAAATTTACTTGTTACCAGTTCATAGTTTTTATTTCCATCATAAACCGCCTGACGTTCTGACTCTTCAATGTTATCTGTAATGTTGATCATAAAGAGTTCACCTTCATATGTCTTAAGCAGTTTCGGCTGTCCATTTGCAAGCATCTGAATGATCTTGTCTCTATACTGGTATGGAAGTAATCCATCATTCTCTACGCCATCACAAGGCAGATTTAAGAAGATAGATTCAAAAGTTCCACTTCGATAACCTGTAATGCCATTTACTACAGTAATAGGATATTTTCGATTCAATGGCTTAACAGCGGTAGCACCATAATTGTATGTTTCACTGCGTACTACATTACAAATGCATGGATAAGACATACCATCATCAATCAAGAAATAATAATCAAATTTGGATTCTACTGAATTTACAATATAATTATCTTCAGCACCTGAGATAACAGGAACATATGCATATTCAACTTTATCCACAGGTTCAAAATAGTCAATAAATTCAATTGCCAAATCCTCTTTAGTATTGATCGGTTTTTCAAAAATAGTTTGGAATTTGCTATCTTTAGATGTTCTCTTTTTAATACGAACCTGTTCTACAATAGACTCTGTAAAGTTTACATTGCCACCATAAAGGTTTCCTTCTAGCTTGGTATACAATCTGGTATCAAAGGTCCAAGTCGTGTCAAAAGTTCCATTGAATGTATCATAAATTTTGTTTGTGACCAAGATGACATCAAAGTGTGCATTTTTAATTTCAAGAACATCAACCTGGTTGTCCTGTGAGAGAGTAGAAGATACAGAGTCTACATCGCCTGCATATGTTAATCCTAAAAACATGCTCATCCCTCACTTTCTGTGTCTTTAATTAAGACTAAATGTAAATCATAATAATTTCCTACACGAACGATATACAAAACAAAGCTCTGATTATCCGTAGGAAGTGTAACAAAGTTACTCATTGCAACCTGCGTAAATCCAGAAAATGTTGACTGTAATTCAAAATATGCCGCCTTGCCATTTGAAGAAGCATAGTCGCCTTCTCTGTAATATACATTTGCAATATTTGTTCCAGCTTCATCCTGGAATTTAATAATACTTTTATTTATAAGAGGATTTTTAATTACAAAGATTTTTGTGAAATCACCTTCGACTACAAAACCAGAGTCAAAGACAATTCTGTTATCAAATACATTTGCACCGCTAGGATGGGTATAATCTACTGGTTTATCAGACCAACCTTCAATTGACACGATATTACTTCTGATTTCCACGCCACCAACTTTGGGTAAGTTATTGGCTTCGATAACAGACATGATATGTCTCTTTTTATAAGCAACAACGATATGGATATAACCTGTATCCAGCAACATACCATGAAGAGTAGTACCAGTTGCTCTGATATAATAATCCGTTGCATTTTCCAAACCTGTAAACATAGCCTTCATAGAAGCGGTATCATATAAGATATTTGTTGTTTGTAACACATTCTTTTGATAAGAACATAAAGTTATTTCGTAGGAGTTTAATGCCTCATCCTCGCTCTGAGAGTAGGAGAGTGCGAATTCATATTCTGAGGCTTTAATGACAGTATCATTCGCCACAGATAAAGAAAAAGAAGGAGTAGAAAAGCAGTAGAAAGGAGTTCCAATATCCTGTTCATCTGATTCATTATCATCAGCGTCAAAGACAGTGATCGTAGCAACATAATATTCACCATTCACCAAATCTGTATCAGCTGGAATTACATACTCTTTCTTCATAGAAGATACTGTTTCGTCATAAACGACTTCACCAGAAGAATTTAATTTGATTTTACATCGAACTTTAAAAATCTGGTTTCCATTCCATGTAAAACTAATAGTAGAACCAACCGACCTGTCAAATGGTTCTATTGGATTTATAATCGCATACATATTTCACCACCCTTTATTTTATTTTCTTTACAGCACCTTCACCATGCTAATATTTCCCTGGGAATACTGGATCACGTACATATTGCCCGTCATATTCATAGGATATAGTGTCAGTGTACCATAATTAAAATTATCTCTTTCTTTTCCACCATGCCTATGCGGTATCCATAAAAAGTTGTACCATCCTTCTGTGATAGAAATGTTCTGGTAAGTGCAAGCTGTAACATGCACTGATCCGCATTGTCCATAACCTTCTTTAAGTTGATTAATTGCATCCAATGCATTGCCTGCATTTAATTCCCCCGCATAGAATACTTCATCACTCTGTATATACAGCTCATTCCACTTATTCTGCGGCGCACACACAGTAACAATCTTACCTGCTTCCAATGGTGTCTTACATCTGGCACTGTAACGCTTGCCCTTGTATTCAATCTCGTATACGCCATCTTTCTTCTTATCTATAACAATAGCTCGGAATGTCTTGTCATAAGCGGCTTTGTTGATAGACTTACTAATCATTTCCTGCACCATAGAAATAACATTCTTAAAAATCTCTGTATAGTTTTCCATAAATTCTCCTTTAAATTAAAGAAGAGAGTACCCATTTCTGGATACCCTCTATATATTAAAATCTTGCCAATGCCTGTCTTGCAAGCGGAACAAAATCTCTACCCATAGCCTTGGCAAAACCGTCCACATCTCTTACATCTGTCAGTTTCACATCACCAACAGAGACATTGACTATATTCGGCTTCGTATTAACAGTAGCAGAAGGATACATGTTCTTTATCCATGAATTATCAGGAACGTATGCCGTAGCACTAAAACTTGCTACAAGCTTCTCCATCTGCTCAGGAGTAAAGACCATTTCTCCACGTTCAAGTAACGCCGGTACTTCATTTGGCTCTAGTTTCTCGGCTTCAAGGACTTTTATCTTATCTGTTTTGTCAGCAGAAGAACTCCCCACAGCACCACTGAATACACCACTATGATGTTTTTCAGCAGAAAAACCGGAGCTACCATATACACTCTTAGAAGAATGTTTGCCAGTTGCTCTACTGTTTCCAGAACCACGAACATTATCATCTTTATCCTTCTTGCTATCACTATCACGTTCAGTATCTTTCAGGTTATCTTTCACATCTTCCAGAATATCCTTGATACTCTCTACGTTATTAGTCAGCTGTTGCCAACTGCTCATAGACTCAGAGATAAGACCTGCATTCGCCTGATACTGCTGTAAAGATGAGATCAGCTGATCGCCAGATTCCTTAAATGCTTTCTGAATACCACCAAATACCGCATCACCATCTGCGGCAGTGTCATAGACTTTACCCATGTAATTGTAGATGTTCTGTAGGTTGTCCATGGCAGACATTTTCTGGTTCATCTGTGATACAAGATCATGGATGCCAGCCTGCGCCTCTTCATAAGTGAGAGTACCAGCTTTATAGGAGTCAATGTATTCCTGAATTAAAGAAGAGATATGTTCTGTAGAGTCAATCTGCTCCTGATACTTGTTGATCTGGTCTACATTATCGGAATACAGCTTGCTAAACATCTGGAAAATGTCAGCATCATTGCCGCTTAGAACCTTATCTTTCCAACCTTTACCTAGAATATCTGTAGCAGTGGTTTCATTGACTTGCTGCTCCTTCTTGGATGCGATTTCAGACCATTTATCACTGATCTTTTGCAGAGAATCCAATGTATCTTGCAGCTTATCATTGTAATCATCTAAAGCATCATCTAAGGCATCCATCTGGTCTTGAAGTTCCTGCTTCTTTAATGCAGCCAGAGAATCCTGAACTGATTCCTGTGCATTGCGTAGATTATCAGCATTAGCTTCATAGGTCATTTCACCATTTCTTATACATTCTGTTACTTCGGGGCATGGCATTTCCCCTTTTGACCATAAATATATTATGGCGGTATGTCATTTCTGGCATACTCTTACGTTTCTTATTATTTGGGATTATTTCGTAAGATCGGACTGGATCTTCACCCTCTCCATTTAAAGAGTAGGGGAATAGCGGAACCCACATAATTACTTATGCAGGTATTACAGTCTCTACGGATTTTGAATTTAGACATAAGAAAAGAC